TGTCCTTGATGCGTTCACTGAGTTGGGTGTATCATAGTTATATCCATTCAATACTGGATTTTCTGTAAGTGAACAATCATAGTGGACTTTAGGACTCCACTTCTTTGACATCTTGATAGACTGTATTGCGAAGTCTCTCGTCTCTTGATCATCGAACCGTACCACGTATTTGTGGTAATTGTGTTGCAACGTACTACGAGGTTTCTGTGCTTGCGTGATGAGTTTTCTCTTAAACGCCGCATCATACTTCTTTGCAATCTCTTGTCGTTTGGATTGCCAGACTGTTAAGTGTTGTAATCTCCAATTGATGACCTCTGCATTTGGTACATATAGTTTAGAGTTCATAGACCCAGGCACTACGAACAACTCTCCCTGTTTACCGTGTCGACGCATTGACATAACTCTTTGTGCCATGTCTTTATCGTTAGTCATAAACATACCACCGCCTGCAAGACCTGCGATAACCTTGTTTGAATTGAAACTTAAAACACTGCAGTCACCAATAGTTCCTGCTTTACGACCATCAAGACTTGACCCAAGACCTTGTGCGGCATCCTCTACGAAAAGAATACCTTTGTCTTTACACCAATCTTCAATCTCTCTAGTGTCATTCATAGATCCATACAAGTGAGTATAAATGAGTGCCTTGGTATTGTCAGTGTAGTTGTCTTTGATAGACTGGAAGTCTAGGTGATAGGTGTCGATATCGATGTCTGCGAATACAGGTGTTGCACCCACACGTGTGATGCACGTTGCAGAGGATATCCATGAGAAGTTTGTCACAATAACTTCGTCACCTGCACCAATACCATTCGATGCTAGTGCGAAGTATAGTCCATCTGTTGCGTTTGCGACACCAACGGCATAATAACGACCTGTAAATCGTTCAATGTTCTTCTCTAGGAATTCAACACTACCATCATATTCTTTTCTCATCGCTTTGTCAAGTAGGGTATGGTAGTGAGACTGGTTATAGTCCCACTCACGATCCCATGCATCATAAGGTATCAATTTCAAACTCCTGTACGTATTTTAGTGTATTATACCATTAAAGATTCGATTTGTCAAGTTCATACGAACCATCATCGTGTTCTTTTTCTGTCATTTTTGCAGTTTTTCCCCAAGACTCTATAAGAGCTTTTCTTTCTTCTGTCATGGGTCTGGGTTCATAGAACTCTTCAAGTTCTGGGAAGACATCAAACAAATGCATCTCCCATCTTGTTCCCTCATAGTATTTATCTTGAAGTAACAAGTACTCAAAAATGTCTTGAAGATCTACGTGTTTTTCTGCAGGACGACTCAATGCTGCTTGAATATCTGGCCATTCTGCGTATTTTGGTATCAGATCTTTTTTGATCTTCTCTGGTAGATTGTTAGTTCTCAACGCAGGAGGGTTCTCTAACATCGCCCAGTTCAACTGATCAATAACAGGATTTTGTTTACACCAATCAACCACTTCATAGAACCTCATTGCACTCAAGAAAGATACTAGTCCGTTAAAGTCCACAACTGCGTTGTCAAATGCACCACAGAGTTCGACGTTCTTCTCAACCTTTGCCCAGTCAGTTCTTCTACGCATGTATTCGATTACTGGACCGACACCGTCAACTGATGCAACAACTGCAACATGACTGAAGTAAGGAATATAGGTAAGAAGATTGTGTTTACCTGCCTTGGTTTCTGTCAAGTTAGTTTGGTACTTCAGAGAAATTTTCTTTGAGTGTCCACGATCAATCAGTGCGTCCAACATTTCATATTGTTTTTTCATAATCAAAGGTTCACCACCAATGATTTTGATACTCTTAATATAAGGTGCAAGTTCAATGATCTGATCTACAGATCCCTGTGTCTTATCTCTTAGAACACTTTGTACAAGTCTTCCATTTGGATTAGAGTTCTCACCGTGTGTGTAAGATGACCACACTCCTTTAGTAACCACACCAGCTTTCAAACTTTTCATTCGTGTAGTAGAATTAATGAAGTCACACATGTAACAATCAATATTACATTCTGATCCATAGATCTTTAACTGGACTTCGAATATTCTTTCACTTGGTGTATTGAACTCTTCTTTATAGTAGTGAGAGTTCTTAATCTTAAACTGACCAGTTTTTCTAAACTTGTCTACCTTCGACTCAATCTTATTCCAGAAAGGTGGATCATTCGTATGGATCTTCAAACAGTTGGTACGTCTTGAACGACCATACTTCTCTTCATCTGTATAACATCGGTTGCAGATCTTTTTAACGTTCCTCAGATCAGATCCAGGCGTTGTCATCTCACGTCTGATAGAGTTCATGTATTCACTATCTTCCATCCACTCAACAAGACTTACATCTTCTACTGACACACCACTTGATGCACCGAAACAACATGCCTGATACATACCGTCAAGTTCTGCATAGATCTGAGTAAATGGAATAGTACAGAAAAAGATATCTTTTGCCTTTGCGAGTTGAACAATTGAATTGTCCAACGCAGTTGTCATCTCACCTTTGTCGTCCATGTTCTGCCACCATGCGGCAGTACTGATATGGCCTGGAGTGTTCTTATCGCCAGGTCCGCCTTTAGTAAGATGGATGGGGTGATCTTTCCATACAACTGGTAGATCTCCAACTGGCCAGTCAAACGCCCATGCTTTTTCCTCACACCAGAAACACATTCTACATTCTGTTGTACCATCACAGGTTAAGTATGGAGATGTTCCAACGCAAGATCTACATATAGGAAACAAATCTGACATCAAACCATTTTCAATGAAAACTCCTGCGACAAACTTCTTATCTACATTACAATAAGGTTGATAGATGTTGAATGGTGGCCATTTAGTACTCAGTCTCCACTCTTCTATTGTGTCGAGTTCTTGATCTCTGCGTCTTTCGCCCTTCTCAAAGAAATCTAGTTTGCGCATTTCTTCTGAAGGTGGGTTGCGTGTCATACCATCAAGACGAATCGCATTAGGATCGACTTTCTGTGCCTTTTCCATCATTGCCCAAGAAATTCTATCTACTTGAATAATCTTTGAGACTTGTCTTCGTCTCGGCATAGCTGCAAATGTTTCATTCTGTGCAGTGATCTCATCTACCTCTGCGTGAGTAATGAAGGTTTCATCCTTGTCATTGAAGTCATGGATCTCAATAGGTGGAATATTATTCTCTGGAAATTTGTTTTGCATCCACTCAACAATCAAACGTGCCGCAACCGCATCTTTCGGTGCGTTTTGATCTCGACATGTATATGGTACAAGTTGTACTTGTGGAAAATGTTTTGAAACCAAATACATGAGACTACAAGAGTCAAGTCCACCCGACATAGAGATAGGACATAATTTTGGAATTGTGTCTGGAAACAAGTTTATTGTTTGATCACCGTGTGTAATTTTCATTTGTTTACCCTAACTATCTTTCATTCGTTCTAGTTCTGCGATAAAATCTATCGACTGTACAACACCTGCTTCTTTTGATTTACGCCAGAAGTCTGCAAATGCAACTATGTTTCTTTCTTTTTGATCTCTACCTGCGGCTTGGTACTCAATACACATTGGTAAATAGACTTTCACATCGTGACCTTCTTTTGCCCATGGAATTGCAGAATACGGTGTTTGATCTAATACACACCCTTTTGTATTTGTACCACCAAAGATAACTCTTCGAGGAATTACACCTTTATCAAACAACATAGTTTCGATACTATGTATTGTGGGATATCTCACAGGATCTATTTGAACCCACCTGTGGAAGTCGTCAGCCTCTACCTGTTTGCGCAATTCGTTCATTTTAAACTCAGATTCTCTTTTATGATCTGACAAGATTATGAATTTCTTATGTCTACCAAAGAGCAAACCTCTCAGAGTACTCCAACGAAGTTCTTCAGACGCTTCATCTGTTGACAGGGGATGTCCTTCGAAATGAATAAGGACAATAACATCTCTTAAATGAGCTTGTTTCTTTTTATTCTTTGCCACGTTCTAACACTCCACTATCGTACATTTTCTCGTGTAAGTCCTTACCCATCCAGTAAGGTTTCAATTCTGGATATAGATCCCATAGACTACCTTTAAAATCAGAGTTTCTATATCTTAGATCCATTCTCAACAAATAATCAAACGTGTCTTGATAACTCAGACCACCGTTATCTTCTCTTAGTACCTGTTGAATGTCTGGGAAGTTATCATACTTGGGTATCAACTCCTGTTTAAGATCGTAAGGTAATACGTTTGCAGCTAACAGTTTGGGGTTTCTGATTTCCGACCAGTTCATCATAGACAACCAGTCATCATTTCTCTCTGCCCATTCAATTAATTCGTAGAACCTAAGAACACTCAGGAAGTTGATAACTCCATTAATATTAATTCTAACATTAGGGAACTCAAGAACTGTTTTAATATTCGCTTGGATTGTTTCCCAATTTGATTTACGTCTCATGTAATCGTTATATTTACCAACACCATCAAGAGATATTGTGAATTCAAATACATCGAAATGAGGAATGTAATCAAGAATATTCTTCTTACCGTTTGGACCATCTAATTCAAGAGATGCCATGTTAGTTTGGTACTTAACCATTATTTCTTTAGAATGTCCAGATTCTACGATACCATCAAAGACATCGTAGAATGATTTCATTACAAGTGGTTCACCGCCAATAAATTTTAGATTACGTATATACGGTGCAAGCCTTACAATGTTATCAGCAAACTTTGATTGCACCTGTCTCTTTGGATTATCGTTTGGCAACAGTGATCTTGCACTGAAAACTTTTTGTCCCTTCATCGATTGCGATTGCATAGTCTGTGATCGTGTCGACGAATCAAATGGCATACACATAAAACAATCAAGATTACATGTGTTACCAAAAGTCTTGATTTGCATTTCGAAAACTCTGGATTGCATTCTTGCCTTACCAGTGTCTCTGAAAACCTGAACTGCTTCTGCAATCATTGGCCAAATACCAACATCATTTGTTTGGATTTTTAGAGATGCCTGTCTACGTGATCTTCCATATTCTTTTTCTTGTCTAATACAGTGCTCGCAGACATGTTTACAAGTCTCCAAAGGATCGTTTGGAGTTGTCATCTCTTTGCGCATCTTATTGAGAGTTTCATCATGGACAAAATAGTCTTCGATACTTTTCTCTCTGATGTTTGGTGGTTCATCATCTGGTGCTTCCATTGCCCAAGAACAAGGTAGGAATCGTCCCTTCACATCCGTATAGAGTAATTGAAACGGCGCAGAACAAAACCAGATGTCACCATCTCTGATTTGATCTTCGAAGAGTTTAAACTCTTGAAACCAAGAACTCATGTCAACAGTACCATCTCCAAGGTACATGTCGCCAGGACCACCCTTCCAGAGGTGTGATTGGTTACTTTTGTTACTCATCTTTTAATGATCCTTTAAGTGGGTTCTCATTAATAGGTTGTTGCCAAGATATCTTTTCAACACCCTGATCAGTTTTACCATCTGGCACAATTCTCAACCCAAAATCAAAATCTTCGTCTGACATCACTTTCCAAGGTGCTCTGTTTTCTTGTTGTTGTAAAACGGTTTGTTCTGGCGGGGGTGGAGGGTTTTCTTCCAACCAACGTCTTCTTGGAATGTTATGCCAACTCTCTAGTTGTTTGGTTCTGTGTGCCCAGTACTCTTTCTTTACTCTTGCTTCTCTATGCTTTGCATTAGGTGCGCCTAATTTAAAGTCAACGTTATCTCTGAGTAACGGATTGTCTGTACGGAAACCTCTATTAGTATTCACCACAAGTAGTGCAAAGTTTTCCTCTTTGGCGATCTCAATTGCACGTTCTAGTTCATGTTCGTTGTAACCAAAGACAATATACTGCCATACAATACAGTGTCCTAAATCACGACCTTGTTTCATACGCTTCCATACGTCATCAAAATTAGAACCAATACGATAGAGTTCACTCTTCTTGTCAATACCATCTACACCAAAGTACCAAGCGTTCTCACCTACACCATAACTATATGCTTCGTCCCACCACTTATCTGGTTTACCACTACCGACTGTTGCAATACGAACTGCTTTCTTCTTACCATCACATATTTTTAAAAGGCTTAAGAAGTCTTTGTGGTAGATTGGATCTGAGATTTGACCACAGAAAGTAATGCCGTAATCATAGTAGTCCAATATCTTTTTAAATTGTTCTGGTTCCAAGTCAAAAGATCTACGAATTTGCGTTTGACTCGTAGTCTTCTGTCTAATGCACTGAGGGCATTTGAAAATACATCTATGCGAAGTGTCAATGTTCGGACGACTTCGTCTCTGATTTTTTACGTACAGATCAGTTATTCGACTCATTGAACTGCCACTCCACTTCTCTTCGTTCTTCTTTTTTTAATCTTTCAGAACTTATATTAACTCCACATTTCTTTTTACACATGTATGGTGCATTCTCAGGGCTCCATAAAAGTGTTTGGAAAAAGTTTTCCCATTCGTCAGATGTATAGATGTCCTCTAGCTTTTCATTATTTGAAACAGCGAGGTGTTCATCTTTCAACCCATGCGCAGTAATCCACCTATGAACAGGCGGATCATCTAACCAACAGCAAGGTAGCATAAACCCATCTGAAGTATATGCTGCCCCTTTACTATTGTCACCATGTTTAGGACCTTTATTAAATAAAAATGCGAGACACCTTGGTTGTATTTTCATGAGATTTTTAAACGCTTTTATAATTGGTTGAATATCAGGTTTGGTATTACCCTCTTTTAATCTATTCCAGTACACATAACCACCGTCTCTGAGAGATTTATCTCTTTTGTAAAGCATCTCCTTGCCGTAGTATTTGCATTCCTGAATAATGCGTGGTGCAGGATCAAAGTGATCTTTTGTATAAACGTATGTATTGAAAATACCCAGAAAGTTTTCTACTGGGACAAATATATTATTGAATGCGGGATTTACCCAGTGTTCATCATATGTGATGATACCGTGATCGAAATATTTGGGGAGTTCTCTTGCCGCTACAGTATAGTATATCATATTCGTACCCAAGAAAAGGTATTCGAACTGAACATCATCTTTGTGTTCTTTGTAGATTTCAAAGTTAATATGTTTTTCGAAGTGTTCACCAACACCTTCAGGATACACATCTGTATCACACAAGTCTTCTACTTGTTCTGGGTTAAAGAACTCTATAGCTTTGGGATATTCGGTTGGATGGTTTGATGAATATACACTGATCAGTCTTCTAGAGAAAAGTTCTCTTAAGTTTTTCTTTGCTCTATTGTCATAATCCTTAAAGTTTTTGTACGCTTGGGTAACCATACTTCTACCCATTACCATCGTTATGGGGTATTGGACATTATATTTAAAGTAAAGATATTTGGAATGAACGTATTTACTATTAATCGTATCGATATAATCTTGTTGATCATATAAACGATGTGGTACAACAACTACACGTGCACGAACACCACTTTCATTTAAGAGAGTACAATATTCATAACTGTACAACAATAAACCATCTACTGGTTTTGATGTAACCACAATGTTAATCATCGTCTATTCACTTTCTAATAGGTACTTGGAGAACCAAGCCTGTTCACGTTTCATCTCTTTATATCTTTGGTTGAACAGATATATTGGAGCGTCTGTTTCATCTAATACAGTTCGAAAGGATACGTATCCATCTTCCTCTGTGTACCGTTTTGGTATTGTATGTTCATAGAGGTATTGATCCATGCCTCGTCTGTAGTACAACAAACAGTACTCCTCGTCTTTATGAAAACGTTCAGTTACGTAAGATGCATCGCCTTCCCAAGATATGATAGAAGAGTTGAGTGGAGTGTGAAACTCTTCACGCCAGTGCGCATGACACACTGTAAAATCTTTTCTTATAAAATGATTGCAGTCACCTTTGATGATTACATCTAAGTCGAAGTATATGTTTTGTCCGTCTTTGTATTTATCAAACATTTGAAGTTTATTGAACACACCATAATCGTCATCGTACAGATCTTCATCTATGCAAACGAACTCATCATAGTCTAATCCTGAGTAAGTGTCAACCATATGTTTCAGATTGTCTTCGTACCACTTATCGTATTTGGTGCCTGTTCGGACACAAATCACTCTTAACATTACTTAACCCTTGTATATTGATCGAAGTATTTCCATGTATGGGGTAGATTGTCTTCATGGGT